TCAAAGCGACTTTGGATTGCTTCCGGAACCTTATTTAACCAGTTACAGGTAGCGATAAACCTAGTATTTGATGCAAACTTCTCAATAGTTCCTCTTAATGCTTTATAGAACTGATCAGAAGCACCATCAAACTCATCAAGTACGACAATTTTCTTAGACGATTTTCCATCCATGATACTCATGGTGGAACAGAACTCGTTTATTTTAGTCCTAATGGTATCAACTGAGCTCTCGTCGGAAACATTTATAAAGATGTGTGGGAGATCATTAGAAAGAATCTTTGCTAACGTAGTCTTTCCACATCCAGGGGATCCTGCTAATAAAACATTATGGTTCAGTCCTTTCTCGTCGAACAGTTTTCTGATCCTGTCTGGTAGGATCATATGTTTGATTTGCTTGGGTCTTAACTTCTCTGTTAGGAGTTGATCTATCATAAAAAAGCTCTTTATTCTTGTATAGAAAAAAGAGCCTTAAGTTTCCCATTTAGAACAAGTTAGAGAGATCGTCAGGAAACATCTTATCAGTTCTAATTTCGATAAATCTTGGAAGAAATAAGCTCCGGTTTTGGTGCTTATCTGTAATCGGGACATTGTATTGTACAGCAGCAATTTTACCAATCAGATCATCCGGATTTTGACTCAATGTCTCGAGATCAAGGTCTGTAAAACCTGCACCAATTTTCACATTAAGGGTTTTTGATTGGTCTGTACAGATAAGTCCACCTATAAAGCCCTCTCTCTTACCCTCTCCTGGATACCACCCAACTACCTCTAGGTCGCAATCATTTACCTCCTTAAGCTTAATCCAACTTTTGCTTCTTTTACACTCATATAGATGGTCATTCTTGCAAATAACCCCTTCACCGCCTTTAGAAACGATATCCTTATAGATGACCAAAGTGTCCTCCATTGAATCAACCTCCCACATTTGACCCAGCCTAATGTTGGAATTCTCAGGTAGAAAGTCCAGCGTCTCTGCAAGAGTCCTTCTTCTCTCAGTATACAGTACAGAGCCCTTACCTCTTTCAAGCGTTGTATTGTCCTCCAAGTCAAACACGTTGAAAAGGAAATTATCATCTATATTATCGGGGGCTGTTCCTTTTAAAATCTGTGTAACCTTTCCAGAAACTGACTTCCTATCAAAATCTGTTAGCTCACCATCATAAAATACATTAGCATGACCAGCCTTATCAGATATTAAGGAAAGATCCTTTGCAATCTTACTTAACTTCGAAGAGTCCAGCTCATTGAATGCACGGGTATAAAAAGAGAATGACCTGTCAGGATTCATCATCGCAATGACACGAACACCGTCGTACTTCTCCTCACAATAGATTTTATCCCACTTTTCAATTTCTTCTTGCTTGTCTGTTGCAAGCATTAGAGATGGATCCGGGATAATTTCAGACCCAACCGCTTTATTGATCAACTTTGCACCTAGCCCAATGTTCATTCTTTTGGTCAGGACCTTCATGAGCATCTTTCTTATCCCCAGATCAACATCCCCATCGGGATCAAAGGTGTGTTCAAGAAGATCCTCAGCTCTTTGTCTAAGCGAATCGTTTGCAGCAGGAGCAACTTTGAGTTCCTCAACTAAAGTTTTAAAGGTGTTCCAAAATTCCTCTGGGTCCCTTTGGTATTTCCTCCCAGGGGTATGAGTATTAAGGTTTAGCTTATGGAGCTTTGTTGTAATAAAAGGATTAAAACAAACATCCAAAAGATATTTCATCTCATCCGACAGATTTTCGGAGATAAGGGTTTGCTTTATCTTTTGAGAACCATTACCAGAAAGGCTCTCTATTTCCATAAATATCTCTAGTTCCTTCTTCATAAAATTATATTATGGTACAAATCTAAGAAACCAAGGCGTACTAAAAAAATGATCTACACTAGAATGGGCTCTCCTGATTTGTTTGTAATAACCCAAGAATTTTTAAGTAAATTCATATACAGGAGATTAGCATCTACCGGGACTGCACCAGATACCTGACAGACCAAAGAACCAGCAAGATTTGATATCCTTAAACAGTCAAGGTCAGAAACGTTGTTTGTTAAGAGAAGCATGAAAACAGCACTAACCGTGTCTCCAGCTCCAGAAACATCAGTCACCTCTATTTGAACCCCATCAACTTGCTCAAAATCGGAAGCGGTCTTTAGCAGCATCCCATCCTCCGAAAGAGTAAGCAAGACACCGTCAAAACCAAAATCATCCCTTAGGCTATCCATTAATTTTATGGTTCTTTTTAAATCAAGCGATTCTGGCTGTGGAATATTTAATGCTGACTTAAACTCGCTAAGATTTGGTTTTATCCAGGTAGACCCAGCATATTTAGAGAAATTCTTATCCTTCGGATCAGTAAGTGTAGGTATTCCAAGGTCTAGACACTTTTTGGTTATCTTATCAATAAGTTCTGTACTTAGCATTCCCTTTCCGTAGTCTTGTATAATAACACCATCCATTTGGGATATGATAGAATCAAACGATTTCAAAACCTCCTTCTCAATATCTGGTATTAGCGGATCGGTTCTTTCCAAATCTATCCTTACAATCTGGTGATTATTACCAATTACCCTAGTTTTTTCTATAGTTGACCTAGACCAATCCTTTACCATTAAAGAATTTATGTTCCTTTGATTAAGCAATGTATCAATTTCTAAGGATCCCCAGTCGTCTCCATAGACACCAAGCAGCCAACATTCAGAGCCAAAAGAAGAAATGTTTTGAGCAACGTTTGCCGAACCTCCCAAGCAATATGTTGAATGTGATTTTAAAACCACAGGTACTGGGGCTTCAGGTGAAACTCGATATACCTTACCATAGATATAATGGTCCAATATAACGTCTCCAACTACCAGAATTTTCTTTGAAGATAGAAGATCCTTTAGATCCATTTAGATGAAATTTATAGGGTGAATGACTCGCCTCCGCCTTCTTCTCCTCCTTCGGATCCAGCTTCCTTAGCTTTTTCTTCAGCAAGCTTAGCTTCAGCTTCCTTGTATTTCTCGTTCTTTTTATACTCATCCATAGTCAAGCCAAGGTATCTTTTAATCAAGAATTCCTTGTCAAAATAAGACACCTCTTCTTCACCAATCTTTTGCTTCATCTCGCCCAGATCGTTTATAAACTGTGTACGTTTAGTGTAGTTTTGTAACTGGATGAATTCCTCGAAAAGGTTTTCTCTAACATAGGTAAGACCCAGATTACTCTTGAACGATCTATCTTTAGCTAATTCAGGAAAGTCCAAGCACATCTGTATATAAAGTGGCTTGACCAATATTTCTTGAAATATTGATCTCAACCTAGTAAGGAATTTTTCAAACCTAATTTCATCCCTTTCTAGCTGGTCTATACTTATCTGGTAATTAGCAGGGGTACCGTTCCTGAAAGCAAACCTTGCATAAGGTATTTTTGAATCCTGCTTAAGTTTGTTATAGAAATAGATGACATTATCCATGACATTGAAGTCTGGTCCATTTGGATCCAACGTTTCGATCTGTGGAGATTGTCCATCTTTCTCGGGAAAAAGATAATTCTTGTAGAATTGTACCTTAGGTCTACCGTTTACTGTTAGCTCACCAGAGAAATCGTTGAGTTCAATCTCTTCCTTATAAATAGACATCAATTGACCCAGTGTCTGCATTGCTTTTTGTTGGGATTGTGAACCAACCGGGATTACAAACTTAAGTCTATAAGAGGCATTCATCACATTCCAAATAACCCTGGTGTTTTCCATGATTCTTAGAATGTTATAGGACCTTATAAGCCTCTCTACATAACTTACCCTAGAAATTGTGTTTCCTTTCGCATACGAAAGATAAATGATCTGCTCACTCTTGAGCTTCCTGGTCATCTTGTTATCCTCTGGATATTGTATCCATATCTGCTGGAATTCACCATTTGGTTGCTGTTCGGTAGCAGGCTGAAGTGAGGTTGGGTCCAATTCTTTGAAACCCACTATTTTCTTACCGTCTGTGGAATAGACAATTTCAAAAGCCAAAAAACCATCTATCAAGAATTGCTTAAAATATTGCCAGGCTAAGATACTTTGCTGGAAACCAAACAACATGTAAAGATTCTGATAAGTCTCATTTACCTTATCAAGAACATTTGGCTTTAGGTCAATATTTGCTAAAGAAGGATAACTAAAGAAATTTTTGTCATCATAATTAATAGCATCGTCAGTAAGTGTATCTAAAATAAAATCGATCTCGCCATTTAGAGAAAATTTTCTAAGGAAGTCTCTTTTACCAAGGTAATCCTTATCAAAATAAGCAATATATTTCCTGACCTTAGTATCTTGATATCCAAGGGTCCAATAAAAGGCATTATTCTCGGTAAATCCTGTTCCTTGCTCGTTGAAAAAATTAGATTCGGTAGCACCAACAGCTTGAGAATTACGAATTACCATATCCTCATACTCCATACCAAACCTTCCAACCTTAGACAAATTCTTATAAAGGTTGCCCAAGAAGGATCTTTCTGCTACATAATCTAAAAAACCTGCCATCCTATATTATTATTCTTGTGGGGTTTCTTCCGGACCCTCTGCCGGTGATTCCTCCGGGGTTTCTTCTGGAGGAGCACCTTCTCCTTCCTCTCCTGTAGATTTAGCCTCTTCCTCGGATTTCTTTTTTTCTTCCTCTTTTCTCTTCTCAATGGCTTCCTTGTTCGCCTTGATATCATCTTCAGTCATTCCAAGATGAGATTCTATTAGATAAGCCAAAGAAAAGAATGGCTCACCGCTATCATCGGTCAGAGTATACATACCATCAATCTGCTCTTTCTTTTTAAGCATAGTCTCTATCTCCTGGTTAATCCTAAAGGGATTATCAGAAACGTATTCTAGACCAAGTTGGCTTTTAAATAAGTAATCCTTCTCTAATTCGGGGAAATCCTTACACATCTGAATCCAAAGGGGCTTAACCAGCAAGTCCTGGAATATGGATCTAAGCCTACTAATAAACTTACCAAATCTTATTTCTTCCTTATCAAGTCCTTCTGCTCCATTTGAATAGTTTCCAATAGATCCTCCATCGGGTCCTTGAAATCTTGAAAAAGGAACCTTAGATTCTTGAACAAGCTTATCATAAAAATATGCTAGCGGCTGTGGATCGTTAAGGTTAGGTCCTGCATTGTTTAGGGGTTCTATCGTCGGTGTTCCATTTACACCAGATGGCATAAGATAATTCTTATAGAACTGGATTTTTGGTCTCCCGTCGATAGTTAGTTCCCCACTTTCGTCATTGAACCTAATATCTTCTTTATAGATACTCATTAACTCTCCCAAGGTTTGCATAGATTTTTGAGGAGATCTAGATCCGATCGGTACTGTCATTTTCATCCGGAAGGAAGCATTCATAACAGACCAAATAACCCTAGTGTATTCAATAATTCTAAGAACGTTATAAGGTCTTATCAGTCTCTCGACGTAACTTACTCTAGAAACTGTGTTTCCCTTAGCAAATGATATGTAGATCACCTGGGAATCGTATAGCATCCTCCTCTTATTAATATCCTTGGGGTATTGATACCACACGTTCAAATAAGTGCCATCAGGTTGTTTTTCTACGGATGGCATTAGTGTAGTTGCATCGAGCTCTTTGAACCCGATTATATTCTTTCCTTTATCATCATAAACAATTTCAAAAGAAAGAAATCCATCAACCATCAGCTGCCTAAAATACTGCCAGGCACTAATGTCATCCCCAAAGCCAAACATATCGTAAAGCTTCTTGTAGTTCTCATCAAGTCTTTCCTTTACCTTATCTTTAACTCCGGTAAGGTTCAAGAATGCAGGATACGCAAAGAAATTATAGGAATCAAAAGTAATAGCCTCGTCACAAACGGTATCAAGGATATACTCTATCTCAGGATTAAGAGCAAACTTTCTAAGATAGTCTCTCTTCCCCGCATAATCTTTATCATAGTAGCTAATAAACTGCCTTGTAGTAGTATCTTGTCTACCTAATGAATAAAGCAAACTCTCGTCATCGATAGATTGCTTTTTCATAAATTCAGCCTCTATCGATCCAATTGCTTGTGAGTTTTTAATGACCATGTCACCATATCTCATACCAAAATTACTTAGAGATTTTACAGATTCTCTAATCCTTTGGAATATTGGGTTGCCCTCTGGTGTTTCGTTAAATCCGGCCATTTATAAAATAAGATCTATGTTTTGTACTTAACCTTAAAGGTTTAATTTCGATCTATAATCATTATATATCCAATTTATTGATTGTCCCTCTATCATAAAATCCGAAAGATATGGAATTCTCACAAGGTCAGAATAATCTATAACCTTAATGTTATCCATAAAATCCAATTTGAATCCGGTGAGGGAAGTTTTCCATCCAGTACCATTCAACAAAAGGTCAAAAGATCTGCTAATTCCTTGTATGGGAATTTGAGAAGTATAAGGTAAAGACTCATTATCCTTAAATATGTTGTAATACTGATCCCACAATTTCATCATGATATTTCCCCTATAATCGGGAGGGATTACACCAAGATCGACAGAAACCGCTATAGATCCACTTTGAAATTTTTCCTTTTTGAGAAAAATAAAAACTGGCTCCCTATCGATAAAAGGGGTTTTCTCAGAGACCTTCGTTTTCGTTTTATATTCACAGGTATAGAATTTACCCGGTATGAAATCACCATTGAATTCTAATCTTCCACCAGATCCATCTGGACCGTATTTTCTCTTAAATAAATCATTAGATTCCTTAGAGATATTAGAAATCGACTGAGATCCCCTTCTTAGTTCCTTAATTTGTTCTTCGAAAGGCTTCACTTGCTCCTAAATAAAAAGTTCTCATCAACCACACCAAATTTATATCCCCTAGCATCTGCCCATCTCTGGGCTGCTTTAAATTTGGCTTGATTAGTAATCCAGATCTGCATTTTATGGTTATAAGACTTAAGCTTCTTAAGTGTTGAATTGCCCTCCAGAATAGGCTTCTTAAAATGTTTTTCTGGTTTGACCTCTATTATCCAATCCTGGGTTTGGTCATCATCTTTAAGAACTTGCATATAAAAGTCCACGTTATATTGGTGTTCTTTTTTATCCAAAGGATTGTAATAAGGAATAGAGATTGGTTCAGAACTCCATTTAAGTATTTTGTCGTTAGTATCGCAATAACGACAAAACCTGAATTCCCAAGAAGATCTGCAGATTATGTTATGGACGTCACCAATGTACTTGTCCGGGTTTTGTGGAACGTATAAGCCAGACTTATAGTCCCCATTGGGTTTTATTTTCTTTATATCGGGCATGATTATACATTATATGTATTGTCATCGCCTGTTATGTAAGAGAATGGAATCGTTTTTGGTGCCTTTGGTGGATGTATTTTCTTCCACCCCTTTGCAAACCCATTTTTTGCAATTTGTGTATAATATGCAAATGGATTATTCGACTTTTCTGGATTGAACCTGTTCCAATATTTACAAAGGTCTTCCATAGCAAAAGCCATACAATCAGCTTTATCGTCTGGGTCACGGTAAGCCATCTTTTTTGAAATGCCTTGAACCATTAAACCAAACATCTCGATGGTCTCTGGTGTTAGCTCACCTTTTTCCTTTGACTCTAGAATAGCAGCCAACAGGTCTTTATTTTTTACATAAGCCTTTGCCATAACCTTATTAATACTTATATTATTTTTAGATTAAACCTCGAGGTTAGTTTCGGCCTAGGCCTTATCCTCTTCAGATCCATCTTCAGAAGAAATGAGCGTGTCTCCAGCTGGTTCTTTTCCATCTGGGGCGACGCTCATTTTATCTTTTATTTCATCGACGAAAGGTTCTGGTGTTTCAGATTGATCCTTTCCCGTTGGAGCAAAAGCCCAAACTTTACTAAGTATTTTTCTTAGTTTTTTTTTGACTCTTCGCTTTCGTCAATGTTATATCCCATTTCTGGGTTTACCTCAACATCAGTTTCAGCTTCAGTTCCTGCTGCAGGAGCTTCAGCTAATTCTTGGTTTGTCTTCATAACGTCTGCTACTGCCTTTTCAGCTTTAGCAACTTCAACATCATATTCTGCTTTGTGCTCACCACCTGGTGCTACTGCAAACTGTTGGTCTGTCTTTTCAACATCATTTGCTTCATCAAGATTATATCCCATTTCTTTGCCAACCTCGTGATGCATTTCTTTATCTGTACCATCCCCAGGAGCTGAAGCCATTTCAGGATCAGTTTTAACCATATCCGGATTCTTTTCCTCTGCGTGAGCAGCTTTTACATCATAATCTGCATGATCTCTTCCGCCCGGGGCTTCCGCTAAGTTTTGGTCGGTATTTTCAACGTCTCTTTCAGAGAGTTCTGTATTACCATCAGTAGGAGCTTCAGCCATTTCGGGCTCGGTAGACTCAACGTCTTCAGAATTTTCATTCACGTTGTATCCCACTTTGTCAACCAAAGAATCTTTTAACTTAATGTCATACTTGGTTTCCTTCTCGCTACCCTCTGGTGCTTCTTCTAAATTAGCATGATCTTCCTTTTCGATGTCCTTTTTACCAGCATCGTCCTGATCCTTAGCAGAAGGAGCTGCAGAAGTATTAGCCTTAAGAGTAGCAGCAGGGGTTTTATCTTTTGCGGATTCAGTTTGTTTTTCAGGAGCTACTGCCATTTCTTGCTCCTTAATTTCTTCCTGAGTCTCGTCTGCTTCTTGGTTTTCTTCACCAGCAGATTTTAGTGCCTCTTCGATATCAACGATCTCGTCCATTCTGAAATCTCCGGTTCTTCCGTTATCCATAAGAACTGTATAAGAGCCAGAAGTACTATCGACTGAAATTACCTTACCAGTATTACCAGATTCTTTTACCTTTACATAGTCACCTACAGTAAATTTCTCGTCCTCGTTTAAGTTGTTTACTTCCGTTACAGTTGATTCGATCTTTTCGATCTCCTCGTTAACAGCCGCCCATTTTTTCCTCAACGAAGAAAGCTCTTGCTCAAGCATATGCTTAGCTCTGTGCATTTCTTTTGAATTCTCATAAAGTGGGTTTGTAGACATTGCATGTGAAATCTTATTGATTTCATTCTCGACAATAGAAATATTATCAATGATTTGCTTTCTATCGTTAAGCATAATAGACTTGATTCTGTTCTCGCCATCCAAGAATTCTGTTAATCCTTCAGAGATGTCGTACTTCATCAAATCCTTAACCATGTTGGTAGCTTGTGATCCATTAACCTTAAATAGAGAATTCTCGTTCATTCCCTCATTGATCCTGTTAAGGTAAAGGTTTGAGTTCCATTTAATAAGGTTTACAGATACACCTTCAAATACCTTTGATTCCAATCTCTTAGCGAAATCCAATTCAACGATATTTTCAAAATTTTCATATAGGTTGATAAGATCCGAAACTGCTTTAGATTCATTAACACCTAAGCTACCAGAGATCTCTAAAGCTATCTGCTTAGCAAGTTGATTGATATCCTTGAAGTTAATCTTAGTTTCTTTCGAATAGATTGCAACTGAATCATTTTCTTCAACAAGCTTAAAGCTGCTGTTTCCAACATAGAAGCTAAGGCCGTTTTCGTTAATCTTAACCATAGAAGAATAGAAAGATTCTAGTAAAGATCTAAAAGATGCTGGGAGAGATTCAAATTCTGCTTTATTAAGTCTCTTAATTCCCTCTGAGTTTCCTTCAAAGACATTATTACCAATGGTAAACACTGTTTTACCACCGCTTACATGTACAGGTGAGTAAACCTTTCTAACTGAAGAATTTCCGTTATTAACGGGAATATTTAGTTTACTTTCAGATGACTCCATCAAAGAAAGAGAATTAACAAGGTTTCTAACAGTTGGGTTAAAAGACCATCTTGAAAGTTCCTTTGAAAGCAGGGTAACTGATTTATTCTCTGAAACTAACCACTTATTCAAAGATTCAGTTACTGGCGAGTAGAAATCAGCACCAGCGCTTTTCTCAATCGAGTAAAGAGCTTTAGATACCTCAATTTCAGGTAGGTGTGATTGGACTTTTTCACTAATAGCTTCTACAGCAGCCTTAACTTTATTATCCCAGTTAAAGTTCTGAATTTCTTGGACAAATGATTCAGCAACCAAAAATTCAGGGATATTATTGCTTTTTAATAGATGTGTATATTTTTCGCAAAGGATCTTAACATTAGGATGCTCATAAATCCCGGTTCCTTTAAGGGAAAGAATAGACTCATAAACTCCTAAGTTGTTTACTGCTTGAGAATCAACAAAAGCTTTAGCTGCTGGATCTTTTTCAGCAACTTCTTTCAGGCTTTCCGAGATATTGCTTATCTCGTTATTACTTTCATCCTTTTTAGCGTCTACATAAGATCCAGAATTTCTTGAAGTTGATGATCCAATACCTCCCCAAGATTCCATTAATCTTTGAGCTGCAGATTTAGATCTTTCAATTTCTTGTTGTCTGATCATCTCCATAGGATTTACAGCGCTTTCGCCTTCGCTTTCCTTCACAACCTGATCAACAGATTCAAGGACCGCGGATTCATTTACGTTCTCCCCGTTTTGTATTTTATTAATATGGGATTCGCAAATAGATTTAACTTCAGGGTTAGTGGTTGTTTCCCTAAGAGTTTTTAATTGATTAAGTAAGTCCATTCTACTTGTGTTTTTTTGCTTTCTATATATCACACCTATGATATTGAAACTTTTCCATTATATATTCCAGCTAAACTCAAATTTTTAGAAAAAATTATCTAGCTATTATAATTTCAAGCTTTACGTCAATATCACTATGAGGATTGCTAAAGGTAATTCCACCGTCCTCATACGGAAGGAAATCTTCACTAAGGTTCCATCCAGTTTTTTCAGAGTCTGTGGATCCTAGTTTACTACCAGTTAAAATCATCATTTCACCTATATTATAGGTATTTCCTCTATATGTCCAAAAGATGTATTTTTTAACTTGAGGAGTTCCATTGGTTGGGGTAGGAACCCCGGGTATAATCGGAGTTTGTGATCCATATAATATAGGATCCTTAGGAGCTGGGTATTTTACCTTAACTGCTACCCACTTTACAAATCCGTTATCATCTCCTATATCAGTTTGGCTAATTTTTACGCTCTTACCACTCTTTAAAGTTACCTTTAATCTCGAATAAGATATAACCTCATCTTGGAAATCACTAAAATCAAAGAAATTAGTGATATTGTAATCCTCTTCAAGGACGAATTTATCTCTTCTAAAAAGAAATCCATCTATAGGTTGGGGTGGACATATTATAGGTCTAGTTGCCATTAGCTTGCAGTTAATATTGTAAGTTTAACTGGATATTCAGTTGGGTTTGAAAAAACAAATCCACCAGTTGCTGCTCCAGTATATCCGACTTGCTCGTCTATATTAGGTAAAGTCTGCCAGCCTCTCCAGGATGCATCTGGTTTTACTTGACCTGTAAGCATCATCATATCGGACATAATATTCCTATATCCAGAATTGTAATGCCAATATAAAAGCCTTTGGTCCTCAACTGCATCAGCATTGTAATGAGCTCTTGCCATAAGTAAGCTAACCTCACCTAAAGTAGTATCAAAATCACCAGGGTCCAGATTTATGGAAGAATCGGGTGAGATAACAAAGGTTTGCTTCTGGTAGCTTGAAAAAGATTGCAGGGGATGGAAGTATTCAGACAAGTCCAATTTTTCCTCTATCTCTGCTTGGTAAGTTACATTGAGGGAGGATTGGAATATTCTTACCTCGTGAGGATCATTATAATTTGAGAAAGTAAGGTTTACCCTCCTTAAAGATCCAGGATCGTTTGCAATTAAAGTATACTCAGTATTCCAGGGTCCGGATTGACCTGTTGTTAGTGCAGAATTACTATCGCCATAGCCAAAAGGAAGTCCAGACCCAGTACCGCCGTTACTTGATCCACCACCGAATATTTCAAAACTATCTCCTATGTTCTCGCTCATTATTAAAGCCTAGTTGGGTTTACATCAGGATCTATAGGCATATCAACCCTTTTAAGAGTGCTCTTGTTTGAATTAACATTTACAATCTCAATGTTGTCCTGTGAAATTGGTTTTTTTTCCTCCTGTGATTCAACATCCTCTGTGCTGTCGCCAGAGGCCATATCCTCCAATTCAAGCTCTCCCCCGGGTAATTCAACCAAATCCGAGGTATCATCATATTTTAAGGGTTCACTGATATCTTGTAATTCATCAGAATCGTCTAGATCTTGAGCCTCTTCTTTCTCTTGGTCAACGGCTGTCTGTTCATCAGCTTTAATCTCACTATCTTTATTATCATTTTCATCAGGCTTGATATAATCGACAAGCGACTTTATAAATCCTAATGCTACAATCGGAAGGATAGCACCAGAGACTATGGAAAGAACCCTCTTTTGGAATATTTCCTCCTCTTCTATTAGGCCGAAGAGTTCGGACCAAGATGTGTAGTCCCCTAGGTTTACAAATGCGTAATAAGTATTTCCCATTGCTTGCATAGCAGTTAGAAGAATAAACAAAAACCACACAAGGGATTTATTCATCTTTTCCATTGCTATTAATGAAGCCAGTGATGCTGCTGCACCAACTTCAAAAGCTACTGCAAGGGATATAGCTAACCAGGTAGGATTGGAAAGCTTAAAGAAATCAATTACGTGAATAGTTGAAATCACAGACACCATTAAATACAGGGAGACAAAGGTGCCGATGATAAAACCGTTTACCAACTTTGATTTACTCCTCACTTGCTTCTATTTTATTTTTGATCTCTGAAAGGGAGATTCTTTTCTTATCGAAATCATCCTCATAAATTAAGAATTGGAACATGACTTGATTCATTTCATGTCTAATCTCGGCCTTTGAAAGAGTGTTAATAGAGTCAAGTTTTACGTTTAACTCGGTATTAGAACTCTTAAGCTCCTTTTCAATCCGATCAATATCCCTATTTACACCGCATTGTCTGAAAAAAACCAACAATAAGAACCCCAATACTATAAATTGGAAGTTGTCTTTAATCTTTTGTACCATGATTGTTTACAATTTTAGTTTTACTATATATCTAAACCAAATCTACATACACTAAAAAATAGGCCCCAACTGATCGGAGCCTATTTAAATGTATGGTTTTGTGTATGTGCTCTTAGGCTAATTCAATGCCTTGCTGAGCTGCAGCGAGTTCTTTTTCTAAATCTTGAATCTCTTGTGCATCCGCTTTAGCAGACTCTAGACCCTGTTCAAAAGGTTTTAGCAAGGAGATAAAAGCTTTTGCTTCCTTAAGTCCCTTCCCACTTTGCTTGGAAATAAAGTAGTGGCTTGCTTCCAAAGGTAAAGCCTGGAGGTAAAGTATATTATTCTTGATACCATCCGACTTTAGCTTATCAAGAACTTTGCAGATCTCAATAACACCAAGAGATTCTTTTTCTTTCCACTCAGCATCATTGTTCATAAAATCGATAAACATGTCAATATGGGACATCGATTCAAATTGAACCGCGTATACTTTAGTAGAAACCCTTTTCTTTGCGTTTTCTAGATTTTCTTCAGCAGCTTTGATTCTCTCTTCATTTAATCTAGAAAGAGCTTCTTCACTGAGGTTGTCTGCAACTTGACTAGCATCCAATTCTACGACTTTTGATTGGGTTTGTTTTTTTGACTTTGCCATTTACTTTCTTTTTATTTTTTAGTAATTTAAACAGTATTGTTTCATTCAGAGATGTCAAAAACATCAAATTCTTCTCTGTTGTGTTGTAAATATATCTTAAGTCTTTCTCGAAGATCTTTTACTGGATATAATTTGGGCTTATCTTGAGGTCCAATATGGCAAAGGAATCCCCCGTGCGTTTCTAGACCCGTTTCCTCCTCTATTATTAAACGATATAGGCTTATCTGTATAGAATACTCATTATGTGAATTTTCGTAAAGATCAGCAAAAGGGTGTAAAAGCTTTTTGAATCTACCCTTTGGGTGCTTATCGTCCTTAAATTCCTTATTAGTCTTCCAATCCCCAATCAGGAACAAAAGCTTATTTTCCTTTTTGTCCCACATGAGAAAGGGTTGATCCACAGTTCCCGCTAATCTCCATTTTTTAGAGAACACCTTGAGCTCGGATTCTAACGGAACAAGATCCTGAAACCTTTCATCCTTCAGGGTTAAAAATTTTTCCACCCTACTACGGACTTCAGGATCTTCCGGTGTTTCTGGGTTCAACCCAGTCCAAAAATCCTCTATCCATTTATGCACTGCAGTACCTAAGACGTTAGCAACATTTGCCTTTTGTTGCCACTCTTCTTTCACAACAGAAACATCTACGCCTCTTTCCTGAGCTTTCCTATTTGCCCAGTATTCACGGTCGAAAGGAACTTTAAACTTCTTAAGAAATGTGGTTACAGAATCATATTTGATACCCTCGAAATGGTACGTGTGGGCTGACTCGTTGAATATAAACTTGGGATCCTTGAATATGTCTAACTTCCTCTGATAATCTTCCTTTACCTTCTCTATATTAACCAAATCCAAAATAACTTATCAAAAAATTCCAATTAACAACTAGTAATGTGATTCCTACAACCTCTAATAGAAACCTGAATATCCATATCCAGGAGAGATAACGGAAAAAGAAATAATAGACTACCAAATAAGAATCACCGTTTGTTTCTGGTAATGGCTTAAGAACTGGAGTAATGATCTCCTGAAGATTCAATTTGGTGAGATAGTCGTTTACTCCCTTAAGTTCTTCAAAAACGTATGCAGGTCTAGCATCTACAGGAAACTCTCGAGACATTGTAACCTCTGGCGGTAAATTAACCACGGTATAGATCCTCCTAAGCCAATCGTACCTAAGTCTGAGTCTTGTCCAGAATGGGGAGTTCATGCTTTCTTCTTTAACGGTAGATCTATACTGCGAATAGATCCTAAGCTCCTTCAGGACTTTGAAAATTCTAAATATTGCTAATATATTCCACATCACTTGAAATCAGATTTTCCCATTGCATCTTCCATTTTCTTACGAATTTTGGTTCTGGCCCTACGTATTCTGGTAGCAATAGACCTCTTTTTAATATTGTACTTGTCCGCGATATCTTTGTATTTCATTCCATTAATTTCGCGATCAATCATTATATCCCGGTAGATCTCTGGAAGTTCCTTAATCTCATCGATAACTTGTTCGTATACGTCATCAATGTCACTTCCACCACATAAGAAATCCCAAAGAGGATCTTCCTCAATATCATAAGATGGATTTTTTTCCTCCGCCTTTGCTGAGGTGTATTCCATCTCTTCAGAAGTTTGTGAAATGTAACGCTTTCTACTTTTTAATAGAAGCAAGGATTCATTTCTAGCGATATTATAACACCAAGTTGAGAAATTACCTCTGTCGCTATCATACTGATCGATTTTCTGCCATACTTTAGACATAGCATTTAAAAATGCATCCTCAGCTAATTCGAAGTCCTTAAGAATTCCGTAACAGTGATTAAGTATACCTGGTTTTACTCTTTCATAGAGAGACTTAAATTCCCTCTCAGCCCTAGTCTGTATAAAGCTCTCAGCTAGGACCTGTATGTTTTTTTCTTTTGCCATTTATTCCCCTTAGTAAATTCCTTTTAACCCCTATTTATTAAACCTGACAATCTCAATTCCTGCGTCGAACAAAAATTTAAGCGATTCAAGTTTTCTATATAACTCCTTGAACACCAGTCTTTTTATCCCGCTCTGGATTATTAATTTTGAGCATTCAAAGCACGGAGAAACTGTAACATAAAGTGTAGCTCCATCTGAACTTTGGGTACTCTTGGCCAATTTAGTAATCGCGTTAGCTTCCGCATGCAGAACGTGGGGAAGAGTAACGTGTGAGGAATCCTCGCAGATATTAGGAAATCCAGTTGGAGATCCGTTATATCCGTCCGAGATAATAGACTTATCCTTAACTATTAAGCTTCCTACCTTCATTCGCTCACAGTAAGAATTTGTTGCCCACACCTTTGCCATTTCTAGATAGACCCTGTCCATCTTCCTATCCTTCAAGGAATAAAAGGTTTCGCTTATTTCATCAAAATTATTTGTTGAGGTTGCAACTTTATTAAGTGGGGGATTGGCTATCCAAAAATCACCCTGAGCTAAAGATTCACTAGAAAAAAAAATTTCAGAATCGATAAATGTTTCCTCCATGGACGGTTCGGTTTAAAAAAAAGTAGTTGTGAAACAAATATAAGATTTTCTCCCGTTTGGAAAAAATGAAAGTTATAAACAATTATTAGAAATTATTGGAATTGGGCCTAAAGGGCACATCGTTTGCAATTGTTAAAGGTCCCCTGAGGGTTTGATATATTGCAGCAAGAAGGGATTTCATTTCTTTAAAGTCCTCTGAGGATAGACCATTACCTACACTATTTGTATTGATACCAGATTGAACATCTTTTTTCCTTGCTGAAGAATTACCCGCAGCATTTTTTGAAGAGGTGTTAACTGCTTCTGGGAAATTTCCACCAGAAGCTTTACTCATCGATTCCTTAATCTCAGAAACCCTTTCTTCCACTTGCGCTCTTATTTCTTCGGCAGAATTTTTAGGTTGTAAAGAGGGAACTTTTTCTTTAAGTTCAGAAACGCTAGTAGAAACCGAAGAGGTAACTTTTGATTGAGCTTCTTTTAGCTTTTCCTGGGCCATCTCTTTTGCTCTCCCAAATAGATCCTTTAATTTTGAGCTACCCTCATCCCCAACAGAATCTTCAATCCTATCTGGGGTAGAAATGGTTGATGCTTCTTTTGGTAATGTAAATTCCGAATTTTCTTTTAGTAGGGGATTTATGAAATTGGTAAGATTTGGTAGCTCCCCAAAAATTTCAGGAATGGAGGATTTAAAATTTCCCTCCGCGTTATCCATTCCTTCACGGGTAACCGGACTGCTAAGCTTATTTATATCTTCTAGGGTCATCGTTTCCCTAGTTTCTAATTCATATCCTTCTGGAGATCTAAAATAATTTAGCTCTTCCTGCAATTCATCAGGGTCTGAATAAAACTCTGGGTCACTTTCTAGCAGCATTTTACGGTAAGCTTCTATCTCCTCTTCAGTAGGTAAGAATCTTCTGAGGTTTTCCATCTTTCCGTTTTCTACTATCCCCTCCTCTATAGAGCCAGCTCTTCCAGTATTTCCTATTTTTCCAATTTCAGTTGTTTCTCTTTCGTTAGAACCAGAACTTCTAATTCTTCCTAGTTTTTCATTTTTTTCCCTTTCCTCCAGAAGCATCATCTCCATCAGTTGCTCTTCCGGAGTTCTTACTTTGTCCCCGGATTTGAGCTCAACAAGCTCAGGACCTTTTTCGCCAACTACAGCTATGCCATTGCTTTCTATAGTCCCGCCTTCAGCCAAGCCTGGTATCATAGAAGCTGCATTTGATACAATACCCTTTATAGTATCTCCTCCAAGTAGGGAATTAAAGTCTGGCATTTCCCCAGATTTTACTTGTGCTATTTGTTGTGGAACGTTACCAAGAAAATCTGAGACGGATCCAGTAAAAGACTGTGAAATCTTATCCGTTAATCCATTAAGGAGTTGGCTATTTTGCTCCGTGAGACTTTTAGAAAAAGATTTAGTGAAGCCCTCAAATATACCTTTTAGGTCCTCACCATCCGGAAGATTACCATCCTTAATCTGAGAAACAAGATCCCTTACTTGATCCGAGGATTCAATATTAGATCTTGTAGACTCTTTAAGTTCTTTGTAAAGTAAATCAAAGTTGCTACTTAAGTTACTTAGTTCTTTGAGAATTTTGTCGGAATCAGCCACAAAAAGGGTTTTTATTTCCAACTATATATCTTCTAATGTGGTAATCACTTACTAAAGCTAAACACCTCAGTCTGTCCGCTTTCCTCGAGTTTCTTCTTGTTCTCCCTTTCTACAGCATCATTCAATTTATCAAGCCAGATTTGGTATTCGTAAAAAGGAATGGATTCAAGCCAAGCTGGATCTAACCCATGCTCTTTCCACAGCCTGAATTTAAGGTCAAAATAATTCTCTAAAGATATCTGAAATAACGAAAAGAGATCTGAACCCGGAGGGAAAGTAAATTGGGGCGGTGACCTCCCCATCACCGCACGAATCACACTTGACTCTAATTTTAAGTTTAGTACCTATTTTAATCCTTTCAGCCAATTCAAAGTAGGCTGAAAATTCCTCTTTAGTCCATTCTTCAGCTGAGGAGACCATTGACTCTTTTATTTTGAAGTAATCCAAGCCTCTCCATTCACTCAGATAAAAAGGGGCAATTTTAATAAAGCTTTCGTCGACTTCATCCCCTCTTTTAACAGCCTCTCTTACAAAAGAAGAAATTGCTTTAGTAACACCTATTGAGGGAGGAGTCATTTTGATAGTTTTACCTATCCTCCTTATTGGGAATACAAAACATCTCTCAGTATGAGAGTAGTATTTTTTAAGATTTTCATTGATCTCATAGTTGCTTAAAACCCCGGTTCTAAGTTCAATACCTTCCATACCACTGCATCCCTTGGTTGTACAGCCTCCTTCGGGATTAACAATTATTCTATTCTCTCCCTTGACAAATGTAAGATCCCTAATGGCCATAATAATAAAGAATCTATCCTCTTGTTTCAGATCTTTATATGAGACAACCCCATTATCGTCAAATTTTATACGACAGCAAGAATCCAAAACAAAATTAAGTTTGTCGTCGATGTCGAGCATATCGTCCTCGTCGATAGTAGAGAATTGTCTAATTTCTTTTACCTCAGCTGGCCTTATTGCTATTCTAGTTCCATCAGGATAAAAAAGGCCCTGAGAAGGGAGCATACCCACAGGTAAGTTTTTCCAACCCAGATCCAAGGGTTTATGTGCTTCCTCTTTTAATATGGGCTCACTAGGTACATCTTTTTTCAGCGGAGCATCAGGATAAACTTTATCTGGAAGTTCAGTATCCAAATTTAAACCATTCGGATCGTCATAAACAATCCCACCAGAAATTTCTTTTTCCCTAAGGATCTCCTCAGGGGATAGATTTTTATCAGACATGTTTGACATTTTCTTTATATACCACTAGGTTAGGAAAACCAAGAATTATACAAAAAAGATTAAGCTAAGTTCCGATTATAAGAACAGATCATTCCAATAGTCAGATTTCCAAGTTGTTGAAATAGTGTATAGAGCATCCCCGGTATCGTAAGACAAAGTCATTGGTGTAATGGGCTCAACCAAAAAACAATTGTTTAGAGTAATCCGTCTAAAAACATCGCCCTGCTTGTTAAAAACGGATACCACCATGGATCCAACATAATCTCTCTTAAGACCCATAGCTCCAGTAAGTGGGTTGTATATAAGATCTGACCACTGTCTCAATATCTTATACAGGGTCATTGAATTATTATCGTCAAGGTTTACCTCAAAATCCATGTTGAACTGGACATCAGATGTAGAAGGCTCACCTCCAGAATACCTTCTTTCAGCAAACTTATAGTACTGAGTAACTGCATCAGATGGCTGAATATCAACCTGCAATGCGGAAATACTTTTCACCTGCTGCGTTAGAATACTCTCACCATTGAATGTAGTATTTGCTAGATTTATACCATTAGGGGGAGTAATAATAACCTCAAACTGGTTTAAGAAAACCGGCTCGTAATTATTCCTCGCTGCCTTTGAATTATTAAAATGTGGTAAACCTGCCATCTACTTTTATTTATTTTATAGGAAAAGGTCGTCCCAATAATCAACCGCCCAAGTCATGCTGATCTCATAAAGGGTGTTTCCATTTACATATTCTAGTTCCATTGGATCTATAGCTTTAAGGGGGAAGCAGTCCTTTAAGGTAATCCTTCTAAAGACATCACCATTCTTATTAAATATAGAAATTACAATGGTTCCTGTATAATCTGCTTTAATTCCTTGCGCACCCGTCAACGGATTGTAAATCAAATCAGTCCACTGTCTTAATGTTTTAAAAACATACATCGAGTTAGCATCGTCCAGGTTGACAGTAAATTTCAGACCCAAATCAAGAGTGGTAGTATCTGGTTTACCACCAGCATAGTTTCTCTTGGCAAATTTATATTTTTGAGAAACGAAGCTCGGATTCTTATCAACTTCCAAACCATCAACAGAAATAACATGCTCCAAAAGAACTGGTCCTCCAGCAACTGCTGCTGGCGGAACTACATTTACCTCGAATTGGTTGAGGTAAACTGGCTCAAATTTATTTACTGAGTTAATTGAGTTCTGATAATGCGGTAAACCAGCCATTTACTTTTATCCTTTTTTTATATTTATCCAAATTTCCTATTTTCTAAAATTAAGCAAATTGGATAAACCCACCAGCAGCAATACCTCCGGTACGTGTTACAGTAATTCTGTTAATGAATTTCTGAATACCTCTAGCAGGCTCGATGATCACATCAATTATACCAATATTTTGGTCAATGATTGATGGTGGGTTATTAGAAGAGTCCATGATTACCTGGTAAGCATAAATACCACCGCCAGCTCTAACACCATCAAGGTAGTTGTCAACCAAAGTCTTGATCTCTAGCCTAATCGAATCTTCATTAAAGTCGAATAGGTAATTAGACATGATCTCCTCTACATCATTCTCTACACTTATGAGAAGGTCCCTAACGTGAACTAAATTGAATGCAGAGTTAACTGTTTGATATGCTGTTTGGTTTCCAAATACAACTACACCAAGGCCTCTCCTTTTAATTATAGGGTTAAGACCTACTGGCTCTAACCAACCTCTATCGTCATCAGTAAAGTCATATTCAAGACCTACTAGGTTCTGCCCCGAAATTACCCCTCTTTTCTGTCCAGCAATAATACTGTAAGGCTCACCGTTTGCAAACTTTCTAACAAAGTTGTTAGAGATGTATGCTGCAGGAGGTACATTTATATTCCTATTATTCTCCCTTAGTGTCAAATAAGGGGTATAGAAAGCTGCGTACTTAGCTCCTTGGTCTTCAGTAGGTAAACTGAAAGTGTAAGAAGGATTAAGCGAAAGGTTACCACCTTCTGCAATGTATTGTGCCTTCAGAGATGGGTATGGATTTGTTTGAGTAGGAGCATCAGTAAATCTAGGATCTGTTGATGCCCTAAACTGACTCATAGAAGGAGCATTGATAAGGGCCAAAGCCTTTTGTCTCATCATTGCAAGTTTACTTAACTGGTATTTTGAGTTAGGTAGGATTTGACCGCTAAACGTATCTACAATGTATCTGAAGGAGATAACATCCTTAGCAGCAAGGGTTGCTGCAATGTTTGTATTGTACATTACATCAAGCAATTCAGAAACTCTAGCATCAGTTCCATTTGGCCTATGAGAATCTCTCATGGTAAATCCTTGCAGGTAAGTGAAATCAAAAGACCTTGTAAATTGAGGTATTGATTTAAACTTCTGTACTTGGATTGGACTTCCAGCATAGTAGTAAACTGGCCTAGCTGTAGTAACTCTAACAACATTCGATGTTGTGGTTTGGGCTACCGCAGTAACACGGGTAAGTCTATTTTGTCTATTACTTCCGACAGTTTCACAAATATCTAAATCAGTAGAGACCAAGAGATCTCCAACAGAAATCGGATTATCTATGGAAGAGATAGTAAAGTTTGTTGGATCTATCTGTGTTATCACATCTACAAATTGATTGATTGAACCAACAGAAGATATAATATCAGTTTTATTACCAGCTACAGGTAAACCAATATTATCAGAAGCATAAGCACCACCAAAAGCAGGATAATCTTCCAGATTGTCTGGACTTAGTCTTGCTATGTTGTTAAATGCCCTGGCATAGGAAACGTTAAACTGATCCCTATCTACGGTTGTTTCATAAGACAAGTATCTCAGACCTGAGGAAGGAGTAGGTTGTGTCCAAACCGTATCACCATTTTCTAGTTCACCGTACAATAAATCTTGATAGAAGTTTGTTGATAACTGGCCAGTTAAAACATCATTAGGTGTTCCAGCAGTTGCTCCGGTTGCTGGATCAACACTAGTTATATCTAAATAATCTGAAGCTGCTAACTGATAGTAGTTAGATGAAATGTTACCAGAGGTTGCACCAACTAAATCAGTATATGGGGTTACGCTTATACCCTGAGCTGCATAAGAAGTTGTATCGAGTGGATGCGTCCATGTTAATAAAACTTGTCCACCAGTTTGAATCGCGCCAGATATTTTAAGTTTAACCAGATCATTATCAGAAAACTGGTTTATAACAGAACCGGTCAATCCGGAAAGGCCAGTAACAGTTCCTATTAAATAAGGGGAAGACGTTGTACTTGGGGTTGCAAAACTTACCAATTCATTCTTTTCTGCAGTAGTAAGAGAAGCTCCGGTTACACCGCTGTTTGTTACTATGTAATGTAATCCTCCATATTTAAGAGACGGATCGTATGTATCAAAAGCGGAAGAGCTAATTCCATAAGTTGAAGTAGTACCTACCGTAAATAATGTACCCACGTCGATAGAACCAGTTGCTCCTGTTGCACCATCAGAGATAGATGTTTTATTTTGCGTGTATAGATAATCAGCAGTTA